TGCACAAAAAAACACACGGTAAATGCAAATGAGTAAGATTTATGGAATTGATTATTTAAGAAATAAGCTCTCGGCGAAAAGAGTGCGGATTAACCGCAGATATGACTTCTACGAGATGAAACATTATGCGGAAGACATGCGGATCAGTACCCCGCCAAAGCTCGCCATGTGGGTGAACTCATTTGGCTGGTGTGGTAAGGCAGTGGATAGCCTGGCTGATCGTCTGGTGCTTGGCGGATTCAATAATGATGTGTACGGGCTCGAGGCTATCTACAGAATGAATAACTGGGATATTCTTGCAGACTCTGCCGTCGTTGGTGCTTTGATTTGCGGGTGCAGTTTTATTTATATCAGTGTCGATGAGAATAATTTTCCTAGCCTGCAGGTAATAGACGCCGCGAACGCTACCGGCATTATCGATCCGATCACAAACATGTTGACTGAAGGTTATGCTGTTCTGGAAAGGAACGATATAGGCCAGCCGATTGTAGAAGCATATTTTCTTCCGCATAAGACTGTTACTTATATCGACGGAAAAGAAGCTTCTACATATACGCATCCCGCACCGTATCCGCTGCTTGTACCGGTTATCTATCGTCCAGACGCCAAAAGGCCTTTTGGTCATAGCAGAATCAGCAGGGCATGCATGGATATTCAGGACATGGCAAGCCGCACGGTAAAGCGTTCTGAGATTTCAGCAGAGTTTTATTCATTCCCGCAGAAGTACATTCTGGGCATGGACTCTGATGCGGAACGCATGGACAAGTGGCAGGCGACCATGTCGGCGATGCTCCGGATCGATAAGGATGAGGATGGCGATAAACCTGTTGTTGGACAGTTCCAGCAGCAGGCTATGACCCCGCACATTGAGCAGCTTCGTATGTTCGCCGGACTGTTTGCCGGAGAGACAGGCCTGACGCTCGATGATCTCGGTTTTCCGTCTGCCAATCCGTCAAGCAGTGAAGCGATTAAGGCATCACATGAGACGCTCAGGCTTACCGCGCGGAAAGCACAGCGTACGCTTGGCACTGGATTTATTAATGCGGGATATCTTGCCGCATGCCTGCGTGACGGAATGGACTACAAGCGCAACCAAGTGGCACGCACGAAAGTGTCATGGGAGCCCATTTTTGAACCCGATATCAGCGCTATCGGTGCGGTCGGTGATGCGGTCGGGAAGATTCAGACGGCATTTCCAGATTACTTTACTGAAGACAAGCTCAGAGAGTTAACAGGTATTTGATATGGCTGATGTTAATCAGATATTGAGAGTATACGGGAAGAATCTGCGGAAGAATGTGCGGCTTAAGGCTCTTGCTGAGAAGGCATGGAGCTATGAAGATGCGCATAAGTTTGCCAATGAAGCAGCGGGCGTGCTCTGCGATGTCCTGAAGATGTATATGGATCCAGCGACGGTTACGTATGACGATGCGGTGCAGATCTTCGAAGCAGTCATGCAGAAGAACTACTCTGAAGTAACAAGGGTATGCGCAAGAGTCCAGAATGGCATCTATCGGAAAGCAGGTGTAGGGCTCAAGTCTCTTACTCCGGAGTTCAATGCAGAAAAGGCACGCGGACTTGCTACGGCGATCACCGATGCTGAAGAAGTGACGGACGATTATGTGCGCGGTCTGGTGACTAATAACTCGCTTGGAATTGTAGACGACGCGATCCGTATTAACTCGGAAGCGAGCGAGAATGTTGGATTGTTCGTTCACATTGTCCGCAGATATGATGACGTCGGCTTGCATGACGGGAAGGACGTTTGCCAATGGTGCATGGAGCGAGAAGGCGAATGGGATGATTACCAGGAAGCTCTTGCCGCCGGTGCATTTGAACGTCATCCGGGCTGTGGGTGCATCATCGATTATCATGTTGGCAAGACACATACATGGTCCAATACGAAAGGAGCATGGAATGATGTATAAGCGGTACAGATCGCGGAACAAGGATCCTGCGGCGTATAAGGAGGGATAGGATATGGACAGAGTCGGGCGGCAATCCCCGACGGTGTCCGTTATTCTGCCTTACACAGATACCAAAGGACCTGAAGCGATAGAGCTTTATAACAAATCAGAACATGATGCGCTGGAATGGCAGACGGCACTTACCTATGACATTATGGCCGTAGACGGCGCCGGCCTATGGGTTCACCAGAAATTCGGGTATTCAGTTCCCCGACGCAATGGCAAGTCGGAAATGGCCCTTGCGAGGTGCATATGGGGACTTAAACATGGTGAGCGAATCCTTTATACCGCACACAGAGCGAGCACGGCTCATTCAATCTGGGACAGGCTCGGACGGCTGTGTAGTAAATGCGACATTCCAATAACGTCATCATTCCGTGCGTTCGGCAAAGAACACTTATACACGGACGACAGCGCAATAGAGTTCCGCACCAGAACGTCAACAGGCGGGCTTGGAGAGGGATACGACCTGCTTATCATCGATGAGGCGCAGGAATATACCCCCGAACAGGAAACGGCGCTCAAATACGTCGTATCGGACTCAGCGAACCCGCAAACGATAATGTTCGGCACCCCGCCGACAGCAATCAGCGCAGGAACCGTCTTTCCGAAGTTCCGCAAGAAGGTACTGCAGAGTGAATCGTACGCATCGGGCTGGGCTGAATGGTCAGTTCCGCAGATGTCAGACGTTAATGATGTAGACCTGTGGTATGAGACAAATCCGTCAATGGGATATCACCTAAACGAACGCAAAATCCGTTCAGAGATTGGTGACGATAACACGGATTTCAACATCCAGCGGCTGGGGCTGTGGATTAAGTACAATCAAAAGTCCGCAATCAGCCGAAACGAGTGGGAAACATTGCAGGTTGACAAGGTGCCGAAGTTCACGGGTCAGCTGTTCGCTGGCGTCAAGTTCGGCATCAACGGCGAAAACGTTGCTCTTGCTATTGCGGTAAAGACTGAAGATGGGAAAGTATTTTGTGAAGTCATCGGGTGTCAGCCGATTAGAAATGGCATTACATGGATAGCAAATTTCTTGTCCAAAGCAGATATCCGAAAGACAGTGGTCGATGGGAAAAACGGAATTGACGTTCTGATGGACGCTATAAAGCAAATGCGCATTAAGCATGTAGAAACGGTCACTGTCTCACAAGTCATTAAGGCAAACAGCGTTTTTGACATAGCTATGGAACAAGGGACATTCATGCACATGCATCAGTCAGCAGTGACGCAGGTTGTTGCAAACTGTGAACGCCGGAAGATTGGGGCTAACGGCGGCCTCGGATATCAGTCATCATTAGATGGCGCAGATATCGCACTGCTCGACAGTATGATCCTTGCACATTGGATCTGTACAGAAACAAAGGCAGAAAAGAAAAAACAACATGTTGATTATTAAGGCATCTCTTCGGAGGTGCTTTTTTAATACCAATTTACGGATACCGACCGGTTAAGAGGGAAAGGAAACAAAATGGCAGATTTCAAAGTTATTGAAACTCAAGAACAATTTGACGCGGCAATCGGTCCGCGCCTGGAACGTGCAAAGAAATCTTTTGAAACAGAACTGAGAGAGAAGGGCTGGAAGTCTCCGGAAGAAATCACGGCTTTAACTGATGATCTCACAAAGCAGATTGAAACCCTAAAGAATACTGCTGCTGAGACAGAGCAGAAACTGTCCGAAAAGGACGCTAAGATCGCCGAAGGCGAGAAGTATAGAACCGATATGGCAAAGGTTCGGATTGCAATCGGGATGGGGTTATCAATCGAAGACGCTGAAAATTTCAAAGGTGAGACGGAAGAAGAATGGACGGCTTCCGCAAAGGCAGTTCTTGGACGTTATCAGGCATATGCGGCGAACATGAATCGCCCGTCACCGCTTGGAGCTACTGAGCAGACAGGCGGGTCAACAAGAGATCAATTCGCTTCATGGTTAAGCGAAGCATTAAATTAAGGAGGACATTATGTCTGGAATCAGCACAAACAGAACAAATATCACACTTCCCGCAGAAGTAAGCGCAGAAATTCTGCAGAAAACACAGGATCAGTCCGCAGTTATGAGCCTTGCTCGCCAGATCGCACTTCCCGGCAGAGGCCTGAGCATTCCGGTTATCACTGGCGATCCCGCCGCTGAGTGGGTGGCAGAGACTGGCGAAAAGCCCGTTTCTAATCCTTCTCTCACTACAAAGATGATGACTCCCTACAAACTGGCAGTTATCGTTCCTTTCTCCATGGAGTTCCGCAGAGATGCGAAGGCTCTTTATGATGCACTTGTACAGCGTCTGCCTCTGGCTCTTGCCGCTAAGTTCGACGCTACCGTATTCCACGGCACTGCTCCTGGATCCGGATTTGATACATTTGCTGCAGTTACAGGGCAGACGATCTCTGGCACCGGAAACAGCTTCTACAATGGAATCGTAGCAGCAGATGAGGCGATCGCTACTGCTGGCGGTATTCTTACCGGCTTTGCTATGTCTCCTCAGGCTAAGGGCGAGATGCTCAAGGCTGTTGACAACAACAAGCGCCCTCTGTTCGTCAACAACGTTGCTGAAGGTGCAGTCCCTATGCTGATCGGTGCTCCCGTAAGCTATGCAAAGGCTGCTTACAAGGCAGGCGATTCTAACAATGCGGATGTCATCGGCTTTGCAGGCGACTGGACACAGGCTATGTACGGCACTGTTGAAGGCGTGCAGATCACTATCTCCGACCAGGCTACTCTTACATACACAGAGAACAGCCAGACCGTCACTCTCAACCTGTGGCAGAGAAACATGTTCGCAGTTCGTGCAGAGATCGAGGTCGGTTTCGTTGCTGATACGTCTGTGTTCAACAAGATCACCAGAACACACGCATAAGGAGCGCTTGAATGGGCGCGGCTTTTGTAACGCTTGCCGAGCTCGAAGCACTTACGGGTGTGCGCTATACGGATGATGATTTGATGCGGGCGGAAACAATACTTCCGCTCGTGTCTGATCTTATTCGTATTGAAGGACGCAAATGCAGTGTTGATGTCGATGAGAGAATCGAAACTGATTCAGCATATGAATCTGTAGTAAAGATGATCACATGTGATGTCGTTGCTCGTGCAATGCGTCAATCAAAGACAGGCGACCCGTTAAGCCAGGAATCACAGAGCGGACTCGGTTATACGTGGTCGGGAACGTATGCGATACCTACCGGCGGCGTCGCGATGTCGCTCATGAATAACGAGCGCAAGATGCTCGGCTTTAAGCGTCAGAAATATGGAGTTATTGAATTATGGGACGGCTCAGCGGACAAACAGTAATCTTATACGACAAGCGACAGACAGGTGTAGACGGATTTAATCGTCCGGTTTACGAGGATGTCGCGATCACAGTGGATAACGTTCTTATCGGGGAGCCTACCAGTGAGGACGTTATCGACACGCTGAATCTCACCGGGAAGCATCTGGCATACACGCTGGCGATCCCTAAAGGCGATACGCACACATGGACGGATCGAAAAGTCGAGTTTTTCGGCCAGATGTTCCACACGATCGGAGAGCCTACGCAGGGAATTGATCATCTGATCCCGCTGGACTGGAACGCAAAAGTAAAGGTAGAGCGTTATGGCTAAAAAGGTTGAATTTCAATTGAATCTGCCCGGCCTGAATGAGCTCATGAAATCAGAAGGTATGTGTAAGGCCCTGGAAGAGGCCGGCGGCACTGTTGCTTCGATTGCTGGCGATGGTTACGGCGTCCGTGTACATCAGGCGTCGTTCGTTGCTATCGCAAATGTCTACCCTGATACAGCCAAAGCGGCAAAAGACAATTATGAAAACAATTCACTGGTAAAAGCACTTGGGGCTTCAGGACTTAGTATGACGAAAGGGGGCAAAGCATGATTGAAAAGACAGTTTTTGACTATCTGAATACAAACATGAACGTCCCTGTTTATATGGAATTGCCTGAATCGGTTACTGCGGAAGAATTTGTCGTGGTCGAGAAGATCGGCGGGGACATTACAGACTATATCCGGTCCGCCACGATCGCGATTCAGTCATACAGCCTGAAAAGCCTGTATAGGGCGGCTCTGTTGAATGAGGCCGTCCATGCGGTTATGGACGTTATGGCGGCGAATACGGACGTTAGTCAGTGCCAGATGACGGCTGACACGAATTTTACTGACACGAGCACGAAGCGATACCGCTACCAGTGCTTGTATAACATTCACTACTAATTAGGAGGAAAAGCATATGGCTGGTACAGCTACCAATGTGACTACTGGTAAACCTAAAGTAAGCGGCGCCGTATTTATGGCTCCGATCGGAACAACAGCCCCAACGGATGCAACGTCGGCGCTTTCTGATGCTTATGTTGATCTCGGCTTTGTTTCAGAGGATGGTGTGACAGAAAGCGTGTCCATTTCCACTTCTAATATCAAAGAGTGGGGCAATGGCATTGTTCTGGTAACTCAGGATGAAAAAACAGCAACACTTAAATTTAAATTGATCGAGTATCTCAATGCTGACGTCCAGAAGTTCGTTAATGGTGACGCGAATGTGTCCGGCAATTTGGAAACAGGACTCCATGTTACCATCAATGACGATGAGGCAGATGAAAGAGTCCTGGTGATCGATCAGATTATGCGCGGTAATATTCCGTTCAGAATCGTAGTTCCGCGCATGAAGATCTCCGAGATAGGAGAAGTTACTTATAAGTCCAATGAGGCAGTTGGTTATGATGTGACTGTGATCGCGATCAAAGACAATGACGGCAAATATGTGCACAAATATTTCGGAGGGTAATCTGCGTGATTGAGGGAATTACAAAAAGCGGCTTTAAGTTCAGTATCCGCGAAGAGCTTGCAGATGACTATGAGCTTTTGGAACTGATTGGAGAAATTGATGAGAACCCGGCTAAAGTGGATGCTCTTTTGGTAAAGCTTCTTGGCAAAGAACAGAAAAATGCGCTAAAGGAACATTTGAGAGGCGAGAACGGGATTGTAAAGCTTACCGACATGGATAATGCAATTACCGAAATCTTCGCCGCTTTCCCTAAATCAAAAAACTGATTGTCCTCGCCGACATGATGTCTAAATACCCCGACGAGCTCACCTGTGATATGGCAGAGACGTACGGGGTTTTTGACATTAAGAGAGTGCCTGCGTCACTTGTGGCTACTCTCGCCGTCGGTCTGAGGGATGACTCCAGAGTAAAGCGGGCAAAATCAGAGACTATGGTAGATGATCAAATATTTTTGCTCGCTACTATAGCTGATAATCTGCGAGTCCTTACATGGCGCATGACTGAGGACGGGCAAGAAGGCATTAATCCGCCAAAACTATTTACAGATTATTATCGAGGCGTCAATCAGGAGCCGGAGTATCAGATATTTGATTCGCCTGAGGATTTCAAGGCGAAATGGAAAGAATTAACGGAGAATTAAGCTATGTCAGACTTAGGAAAAGCTTATGTGCAAATCGTCCCAAAGGCTGACGGCATAAGCAATAAAATTAAATCGACACTTTCGCCAGGCATGGGCGCTGTTGGAGAGTCGGCTGGATCCAGTTTCGTCAGTAAATTTGCTAAGATTGCCGGAGGTGCCGCACTTGGCGCAACGGTGGTTAAAGGCTTGAAAATGGCACTGGATGAGGGCGGAAAGCTCCAGCAGTCTTATGGCGGACTCGATACATTGTATGGAGATGCTGCTCAGGCCGCTAAGGATTACGCCGTACAAGCTGCGCAGGCGGGCATATCTGCGAATGACTATGCGGAACAGGCAGTTAGTTTTGGAGCGGGTCTAAAGGCGGCTTTTGGTGGTGATACTGCCAAGGCAGCAGAAGCGGCAAATACTGCGATTCTTGACATGGCAGACAATGCTGCAAAGATGGGCACGCCGCTCGAAAGCATACAGAACGCTTACCAGGGATTTGCTAAAGGCAATTATACGATGCTGGATAACCTTAAATTAGGTTATGGTGGCACTAAATCCGAAATGGAGCGCTTACTTTCCGATGCTACAAAGCTGACTGGCGTCAAGTATGACATGAACAACCTTGGTGATGTATACAGCGCAATTCATGCTATTCAGGGCGATCTTGGGCTTACTGGTGTAGCGGCTGAAGAAGCATCGTCAACATTTTCCGGTTCATTTGGGGCGATGAAGGCTTCTGCAAAGAATTTCCTTGCAGCGCTAACTACAGGTGGTGACATTCAGTCATCAATGACGACCATGCTTGAATCGGTCGGTACGTTCTTGTTTGGGAACCTTGTTCCTATGCTTGGCAATGTTGTTCAGGCAATTCCTGGGGCAGTTGTTTCTGCTGTCCAGTTTGGTGCGCAGACGCTAATGACAGAAGGTCCCGGGCTCATTAATGGGCTTATTACTGGTATTCAGACAGGTTTGCCGGTTCTTGTTGCTAAAGGTCAGGAAATACTTGGAAGTATTCGTGATGGAATCGTGACATATATGCCGATCCTGTGGGATAACGCAGTAACGATTATCACAGGATACGCCGCAAAGATTACAGAACTTATGCCTTTGATAATTACCAAGGGCGGTGAACTGATTGCTACATTAGCTAATGCCATTGTAACGTATTTACCGAACTTGGCTAATAGCGCAGTAGAGACGATCAATTCGATCGGTAATTTTTTAGCTGATAATCTGCCTACCTTGGGCGCTAGAATCGGTGAGTTTACTCAGACAATGGGCGCCACGATTATCCGCAATGTTCCTATTATCATTAGAGCGATTGGGCGTGCCGCTCCTACAGTATTAGCGGCAATCGGGCAGATCGGAATAACAATCATTCAGAATGTCACAAAACTGCTGCCTAAACTTGCGAATCTTGGATTTCAAGCTATTAGCGGTTTGGCGCGTGGCATGGGCGGTGCAGCTCTTGGATTGGTAAAATCCGCAATGGAAAACATCAAAAATGCGATGACTGAGCCAATCCAGAAAGCAAAAGAAAAAATTAGCGGGATCATTGAAAACGTAAAGGGATTCTTCCCTATCAGCGTTGGCAGGATCCTGGACAACATCAGCCTGCCGCACTTCAGCGTCGACGGCGGAGAATTTCCCTACGGCGTAGGCGGAAAGGGTTACATGCCTAGCTTCGGTGTTGACTGGTATGCTCGAGGCGGCATCATTAATCAGGCACAAATCATCGGTGTTGGTGAAGCCGGTCCTGAAGCAGTCGTTCCGTTGTCTGGAAACCATATGAAACCATTTACCGATGCGATTGCAGCAGCAGAAGCCAAAAACAATAATGCATTAATCAATGGAATGTATCGAGCATTTTCTGCGGCACTGGATAATGCCGACTTGACGGTACAGATTGGGAACAGAGAATTCGGCAGGATCTTAAGGGAGGCAGGTGCGTTATGAAAGTCCCGATAAAGTATATAGCATCATCTGGGGATGAATACGATCTTACTGCTAACGGGATCCTGCACAGGTCTGCTAATTACTACAGCTGGACCTGGGGCGTTGAGGGAACAAAACTACAGTACGGCACACGAGTTTCCAACTTCGCCAGAGAAGCAGCCGAGTACGATGCAGAGCTGGTTTTTTACGGAGAACCTGCGGCACTCAGAAGAACAATTAGAGCGCTTCATAATGATTTCGAAAATGATCTGCGGTCTAAGGCTCCAGGTCGAATAATCTTGGGCGATTATTACATTGACTGCTACGTTACACAGTCAACGGCAGATCCTTTAGAAACATGGACATATATAAGTGACAAGATTCATATTTACGTCCCGTATCCATTCTGGATGCAGGACTTTTTTGTTTCGCTTCCTGTTTCCGGAACAACCACGGGCGGATCTTTAGATTATCCATACGATTACATGTATGATTATACATTGCCCGCGGTTGGTACAAGATCCATTCAATCTGATTTCCCTTTTGAATCAGAATTTAAGATGGTTATTTATGGTCCGGTCGTAAATCCGCGCATCACAATCAACAATTATCCTTATGTTCTGTATGCCACAATTCCATCCAATGCATACGTGGTCATTGATAGCAGAAACAAATCAATCATGATGTACAGCGGCAGAACAAAAACAAATATGTTTAATTTCCGCAATAAGACTGATTCGATATTTGCCAAAATACCAGGCGGAAATCTGCTGATTACATGGGACTCCAGTTTCGGATGTGACATTACAATTTTCCATGAAAAGTCAGAGCCCGAATTTGAGGAGGTGCTATGAATGAAGTAATAGTTGCCAACTCCAGCGGCGAAGAAATCCGAAGCATTCTGTATAAAGAGTACGATTTCGAGGTCGGAGACTTTGAAAATAGTTTTCTTGTGACTTGTAATCGTGCCGAATGGGAGAACATTCCCAATGGAGCAAGAATATATATTCCCGGAACAGAATACGGTGGTATTTACAGAAGACTTGAATCAGACACCAAAAATAATATTGTTGCGGTTGGCGGATACACTTGGAGGGGCATGCTTCAGAAAAAAGTGATCATTCCGCCTCCAGGCGCTGATTATGCTACGGACTCAGGTGAGCTCAATGCAGTAATTGGGGCGCGGATTTCTTCCGCATTTCCTAATCTGTTTGTGAGTTCATCAGAGTCTACTGGCATTACGGTTAACAACTATCAATATGATAGGTACGTAACACTTTATGATGGTCTTAAATCGATGCTTAAAAGCAAAGGTTATAAAATGCAGATACAGTACGATCAGGAACGTTGCAAGGTCGTTATTAGTGCAGTGCCGATCGTGGACTATTCGGCGCAGATTGAATATTCCAGTGACATGAATGCTGACTACACTATGCAGTTAGATTCTACTGGAATTAATCATTTGATCTGTCTCGGACAAGGTGAGTTAAGAGACAGGACCGTTATACATCTGTATATGGATAACAACGGGACTATATCAAGAACACAGACATTGTTTAATGAAAATGAAATCGCAATGGTATATGACTATGCCGGAGCAGCAGAAGAAGATCTTATCAAATCTGGAATTGACAGACTGAAAGATTCAGCCAACCTTAACCAATTCAGTATTGATCTGGAGAGTGCCAGAGACGTGGCGATTGGTGACATCGTTGGTTCTCGTGATTACATTACAGGAATGGTTATGACGGCTCCGGTTACAACTAAGATTGTAACATGGAGATCTGGATTCGAGAAAACAGAGTATAAGCTGTCTGACGACGTAATCGTATCATCATAACGGAGGCATTTATGAACATAATTACTGGACATCGGGGCGAAGCACATATTACGCCTCAGCAAGACCGAGATGTCAATGCAGGCATCTTCGGGTCCGGCACGTACATAGTGGACATTGGTTCGAAGATGGCGGCGACGGTCGTGTCAGCTAATGAGATCACCATCGCGAACGGTCTCCTGGTAGCCGAAGGATGCACGGCAGAGATCGAGAGGGGCACATCGGAGTCTCTGGAGAT